GCATTACTGGCCAGTATGTTGATCCACATAGAGTTATCAATCAGCCAGACCCAAGAGTCGCAGGATTCGTAATCTATAACTGGCTTGCTGAAGATATTTGGCTTTATGGTGCTGGTTATGGTCAAGTCTTAGAAATGTATTCATCAACAGATGGCGGCCGAGTAAGAGCCTGGACTCGCGTAAGCCCAGACCGCGTTACAGTTGATACAGATTTCCTAAATACTGAAATTACTGGATATAAAGTTGATGGCAAGTCAGTTCCACTTCAAGGCGTAGGTTCATTAATAAGATTTGATGGCCCAGATGAAGGATTACTTCACAGAGCAGGAAAAACGATTGCAGCAGCAGTTTATCTTGAGAACGCAGCTGTAAATTATGCTAAAGAACCTGCTCCAACTATGGTTCTTAAATCAAATGGAACTAATTTAACTGCCGAAAGAATTTCAGCTTTATTAAGTGCTTGGAAAAATGCTAGACAAACTCGCTCAACTGCATTTCTAAATGCTGATGTTGATTTAAAAGAATTTGGCTTTGATCCTAAATCAATGCAACTTGCCGAGGCGCGTCAATATGTAGCACTAGAATTAGCTCGGGCCTGTGGAATACCTGCCTACTTCTTGAGCGCCGAAACGACTTCAATGACTTACTCAAACGCAGTGTCCGAGCGGCGCTCATTAGTAGATTTCTCACTTCGCCCAATCCTTAAGGCAATTGAGGAACGCCTATCATTACCGGACTTTGTTCCCAATCCAGTAATGACGCGCTTTGCACTTGACGATTTCTTACGCGGTAACGCATTAGAAAGAGCGCAAGTTTATGAAATCTTAAACCGCATTGGCGCGATGAGCGTTGAGCAGATTCAGCGAGAAGAGGATCTAATACCAAATGAAGGTTAATATGCCAATGGCAGTTACCGCTGCCGACACAATTAAGAGAACAATTACTGGGACTATCGTTACTTGGAATGAGCAAGGTAACACCTCAGTAGGCCCAACAGTATTTGCAGCAGATAGTATTGAAATTAAGCCAGTTAAGTTGCTACTTGAGCACGACCGCACTCGCCCAATTGGCAAGATGGTCTCTCACAATGTAACTGCTTCTGGAATTGAAGCCACTTTTAAGATTGCAAACACTATGGCTGGAGAAGATGCCCTAGTTGAAGCAACTGAAGGATTGCGCGATGGATTTAGCGTAGGCGCGCAAATAAATGAATGGACCAACAATAAGGGCGTAATGCAGATTACTTCAGCAACCCTAGATGAAGTTTCTTTGGTTACTGATCCTGCAATTGATTCTGCTCGAGTAAGCGAAGTAGCAGCATCCGAGAATGAAGCACCAAAAGAAGATTCTGATTTGGCAACCGCTGATTCAGACAAACCAACCGAAGGAGACCAAGTGTCTGACACTACCGCTCCTGCTCCTGCCGTTGAAGAAGCGGTAGAAGCAGCCAAAGTAGAAGCTACAGCTCCAAAGCCAAGTTTCTACACAACTCCAAGACTTGAATTTACCAAGTCTAAATACCTAGAAATGAGCGTTCGCGCTGCTCTAGGAAATGATGATGCTCGCGCTTATGTTCGCGCAGCAGATGACACAACCAGCAACAACGCTGGTCTAATCCCAACTCGTCAATTGACAGAAGTTATTAATCCTTTATCAACAGCTGATCGTCCAGCGATTGATGCAATATCACGAGGTGTCCTGCCAGACGCAGGAATGTCTTTTGAAATTCCTAAATTGACAGCTGCTCCAACAGTTGCCGAGGAAGCCGAAGCTGCTGCAATTGATGAAACAGGAATGACAACTGCGTTCGTTACAGTTGATGTTAAAAAATATGCTGGAGGACAAACCTTTTCTGTGGAACTCCTCGACCGGTCAAGTCCCGTCTTTTTTGACCTTTTGGTTGAGCAAATGGAGAACGCGTTTGCTTATGCTACAAATAACGCAGTTCTTAATGGCTTAATTGCTGGTGGAACTGACGGCGGCAATCGCACAATGTCAAATGTAAATTTCCAAGATTTCGTTTCAGATGCTGCAGTTTCAATCTATAACGGAACAAAGAGATTTGCTAGAAATATCATTGCTTCTACTGGACAATGGGGCGCAATTATGAATCTAGTTGATGGTCAGAGTCTTCCGCTTTACACCAACTTAATCAATCCACAGAATCGCGGAGGAGGAGTTTCACCTTCATCTCTACGCGGTAATGTTCTCGGTCTTGATTTTTATGTAGATCGCGGCCTTGGTTCTGGTGTTGGCGATGACACTCTGATTGTCGTTGAGCCATCTGCTTATCAATGGTTTGAAAGCAGCCGATTCCGTCTGCAAACCAATGTAGCTCTCAATGGACAAATTGAAGTGGCTTACTATGGTTATGGCGCACTTGCAACAAAGGTAGGCGCTGGCGCTTATCTATGGAAAGTTGCGTAGTTAATTAAAAAAAGTGAGGGCCAGTCCGCTCCCGAGCTGGCCCCTCACCTAACTGCTTGAAAGGATGACGAAATGCCAACAATAGTTACGGCCACAGAGCTAAGGACGATTCTTGGCGTTTCGTCATCCCTATATAACGATGCTTATCTCAATGACATATGTGATGCAGCTGAAAACTTAGTGCTCCCAATGCTAGTCAGTTATTCAGCGCCAATTGCCAAGGTCGAGCGCTCCGATGATGTAGTCGTATTTACTACACAGGGAGAGCACCCTTTTAGCGTAGGTCAATCAGTAGTTATCACTGGCGTAAATAACACCTTCAACGGCACTCACACTATTACCGATATTGGCCCAGACTTTTATTTTGAGTTTCCTAATTTTACTAACCCAGCCAACTTTAATATTGGCAATCTAAACCTAGAATTCACAGTCGCATTAGTCGGCGCAGATGTAATTGAATTTAATGTAATTCCTGCTGGCAAAGCAACCCTTACTGGCGCTTCAACCTATGTTGCTAATCCAAATGTAGAGGCAGCAGTTTTAACTATCTCCGTTGAAATATTTCAATCCAGAACCGCAGCTGGTGGATCAATAGAGGGCGTAGATTTTGCCGTTACCCCTTACCGCTTATCCAAGAATTTACTTGCCAAAGTAACTGGCTTACTTGGCCCATACCTTGATGTTGAAACTATGGTGGGCTAATGCCTGCCTCAACAATTGCCACAGATGTCAGAGGCGTTCTTAAAACTGCCTTATCTGGAATCAGCGCCAATATCTATGACTCAGTTCCTGAAGCGCCTATAGTTCCTGCAATTATTGTCATTCCAGACTCGCCCTATATGGAGCTTGAAGTCTTAGGTAAATCAACAACTCGCGTTAAATTAAATTACACCATAACTGCCTGCGTTGCGTATTTCAGCAATGCCGCTGCTTTAGATAACCTAGAGCAAATGGTCATTAGTATTCTTGGAGCACTAAATGCTTCCAAGTATGAGTTATCAATAGTCGAAAGACCTTCGGTAACTGAAGTAGGAACTACAACCCTGTTAGTTTCAGATATACGCTTGAGCGTCCGCTACGAGCAAACCGCATAGGAGACCCAAATGCCAACCACAGTAATAACTGGGCGCGATGTAACCTTTACACTCGATAGCGCTGCTTATGACGCCCAGGCAACTAGCGCAGTCCTAAGCTGCGACACAATTATTGAGACCTATCAAACACTTGATGGTCGCGCTTATAAGTCCGTTGATAAGCAATGGACATTCACAATTGAATTGCTACAGGATTGGGGAGCTACTAGCTCACTATTCGAGGCAATGTGGGCAGATGCAGAATCTGCGCCAAACACAGCACTCAATGTTTCATTTACCGCAGTATCTGGAGCAGTATTTGCTTTCACAGTATTGCCAATCTTCCCATCAGCAGGCGGCGCAGCTCCAGGAGCGCTAACTGATACTTGGACGATGACAGTAGTTGGAACACCAACAGAGACCTTCAGCTAAGAGATCGGAGCATCGGGAGCTATGAAAATATCAATCACAATTAAATACAGCTCAGGCGAATCAGTTACTTATCAGGCTGGATTGCCAGAATGGGCTAAGTGGGAACGCAAAACTGGTAAGTCGATTTATTCGATGAAAGATATATCGGCCTACCAGCAAGCGGACTTCTTAGATCTTGCTTACTTTGCGTATAAGCGCGAAGCAGCAGGGAAGCCAACCAAGTCCCAAGAGATTTGGGAGCTGACAGTTGAGGAAATGACGATTGGAGATGAAAGCCCAAAAGTTACGAGCCCGGAAGCATCAACCGACTAATCATCGAAATTGCTATCGCAACTGGGATTCCAATGCCTTACTGGACAGATATCGACCAAGTAATGACGGCCATAGATATTTTAAAGGAGCGTAGCGGTGGCAGATGAGTTACCAATCAGCTATGACAAGCGCGAGCTCCGCTCAATCATTTCCGCATTTAAAGCAATGGATGACGAAGCCGTTAGCCAAGCTAAACGCGAATCTAGCGCGCTGGCTACTTACGCAGCAAATGAAATTAAAGCCTATGCGCTCACAAGGACTTTTGGTCAAGAAGCAGTTAGAAGAATTGCAACAGGCGTTAAAGTCTCGGCCAGTTCCAAAATTGGAGAGTTCTCTTATGGCTTTGCAAGTCAGCGCTTTTCTGGTGGCGGTAGCACACAAAAACTCTGGGCGGGTTATGAATTTGGATCTAATCGCTTGCGTCAGTTCCCGAGAAGAACACCAAGCAAAGGTCGCGGAAACGCTGGCTACTTTATCTACCCAACCCTTCGTAAGATTCAGCCTGAATTGATTAAGAAATGGCAAGAAGCATTTTCCAAGATATTGAAAGAGTGGGATAAGTAATGGCTGG